TCATTCCAGGCAAGACAGGCAAACCGGGGGGGGATGCTTCAAAACGCAAAGCCGGACAAGCGCTGGTTGACCTTATTGAGGAATGGATACAGATGGGAGATGTTAACGATTACCATGGGGACAATCCGTCAGGCCCTCCTGATTGCGATGGCCCAGACGAACCAGACTATGAGCCATGTCCAAGATTCTATGACGGAACAGGAAGATACTAATGAAATTTACAAACACAAAAAATGCAAACGCAAATGCTGGTATCAAGTTCCTGGGCTACGGCTTAGCCGGTGCCGGTAAGACATATGCAATCCGTACATGCGATGAGCCTGCTTTGATTATCAGTGCAGAGTCTGGCCTATTGTCATTATCGGATGTGTCGGTTGATGCTGTTACCATTGAAAGCTTTGATGATGTGGACAAGGTGTATGATTACCTTGCTAACTCAGAAGAGAGCCAGAAGTACAAGTGGATTTGCATCGACTCATTATCTGAGGTTGCTGAAACTCTACTGGTATCTGAGCTTGCAAGAAACAAGGATGGCCGCAAAGCATACATGGAAGTGTCTGCTAGAACCCAAGCTCTTGTTAGAAAGTTTAGAGACCTACCACGTAACATCTACATGACATGTAAGATGGAGCGCCAGAAAGATGAGTTCAGTGGCGGTATCCTGTGTTACCCAAGCCTGCCCGGTTCAAAGCTGGGCCAGCAGATTCCTTACCTGTTCGATATCGTGGCAGCGATGCGAGTAGAGAAGGATGCCGAGGGTGTGCTCAAGCGCATGCTGCAAACAAGCAGCGATGCAAAATATTATGCAAAAGATAGAAGTGGCAAGTTGTCGCAATTTGAAGAACCAAACTTGGCAGCAATTCGCGCCAAGATTATAGGAGAGTGAAATGGCTGGATACAGTTTTGATAGCAGTGAAGTGAATGATGAGATTGCCCTGATTCCAAAGGGGACAGAAGTAAAGGCAGTGGTTGTGGAGTCTGATATTCAGGACCGCGACTGGGGTGTGCGTATGCCATTGGTGCTCGAAGTTACCGAGGGCAAGCATCAAGGCGCTCGAATCTATGACGGGCTAAACCTTGAACATACCAACCCAAAGGTTGGGGCCATTGGTCAGAAGCAGCTTAAGCGGTTGTGCATGGCCGTAGGTGTGCCACGGTTTAAGAACACCGATGAGCTACACGGTAAGCCGTTTATGCTTACCGTTGGTGTACAGGAAGCTCAGGGTGGTTATGATGCCAAGAATCAGATTGGCAAAATGAAACCATGTGAAGCTCCTGCTGGATTTGAAGGCAAGCTTGAAGGTGAGCCCAAGGCTCAAGAAGCTGGCAAAGAGAAGGCACCGTGGGAGTGATTTGTGACCAGCTTTGAATATGATTCTAATAGCGACATTGTCCGTCTAATATATGAGCAAGGCGAAAAGGTGCAGGGTGATTCACGTCGCCCGCATCTTGGATGCTCTGCCATAGGTCGTGAATGCTCAAGAGAGATTTGGTACAGCTTTAGGTGGGCTGGCCAAGTCATGTGGTCAGGCAGAATGCTGAGACTTTTTGACCGAGGTCAAAGAGAAGAGATTGTTCTGGTTGATGCGCTCAAGAGCATTGGTTGTGAGGTGTGGGAGGAAGACCCAAGAACGGGCAAGCAGTTTAGAGTCAAGTTTGAAAGCGGGCACATAAAAGGTTCTGCTGATGGGGTTTGCCGGGGATTACCCGGCGACCCTAAAACCCCGCACTTGCTAGAGTTTAAGACTCATAATGATAAGTCGTTTAAGCATCTGGTAACGAACGGGGTGGCAGAATCAAAGCCACAGCATTTGGTTCAAATGTTTCTGTACATGAAAGGGCTTAAGCTGCCCAAAGCATTGTATGTGGCTGTGAATAAAAATAATGATGAGTTATACACTGAGGTGATTGAGTACGACGCAAGGCTTGCGGATGAACATCTTGAGAAGGCAAAAGACATTGTTGCCTCTGAGATTGAACCTGAAAAGATAAGCCAAAGACCAGACTGGTACAAGTGCAAATTTTGCAGCTTTAAGGGCCAGTGTCATTTCGGTGTGCCACTAAGCATGAACTGTAGGACCTGTAACAAGGTAGAGGTTCATGATGAGGGCGAATGGTTCTGTAGTCTGTACGGGGATAAGCTCCCGTTGGATAAACAAAAAAAAGGGTGTGAAAGATGGAAGTCAGTTTAAGAGGTTATCAGCAAGAGTCGGTAGATGCTCTTACGAATTACCTACACAGAAAATCAGGAAACCCGTTGTTGGTGCTGCCAACCGGCAGCGGCAAGAGCCACTGCCAAGCAGGGTTTATTCAGCAAACATTAGAGCGGTATCCTAATACCAGGATACTCTGCTTAACTCACGTTAAGGAGCTTATTGAGCAGAACGTTGAGAAGGCGCGGCTCTATATGCCGGATGCTGACATAGGCATTTACTCGGCTGGCCTGGGCAAGAGAGAGCTAGATAAGCCACTAACGTTTGCTGGCATACAATCGATTTACAATAAGGAGTTTGAAGCTCCACACCTAGTCATGATTGATGAGTGTCACTTGGTGCCCAAGAAGGGCGATGGCATGTACCTTAAATTGCTCAACAGGCTTATTGAGGACAATCCCAAGCTAAAAGTCATCGGCATGACGGCCACACCTTTTCGTCTGCGCGGGGGAGTCTTAACTGGGGGAAAAGGTAAGATGTTTGATTCGGTGGTTTATGACCTACCGATTCAAAGACTGATAGACGAAGGGGTGTTGGCCACCGTGGTGTCTGCTGAGGCAGGGGCAACCATCGACACATCAGAAGTAAAAGTGACCGCCGGGGAATACAACCTGAAACAGCTAGGGGTAGCAGCTGACCAGGACCACGTTACCGAAGCGGCGGTCACAGACTTACTTAAGCATGGCAAGGGAAGAAAGTCATGGCTTATCTTCTGTGTATCTGTAAGTCATGCAGAGCACGTTAAGGACGCCCTTATTGAGCGCGGGGTTGTTGCTGACTGTATCACAGGGGAAACCCCAAAGGACAAGCGTAAGGAGATTCTCGCGGCTTACAAGGCAGGTAAGATTAAAGCTCTTACCAACTGCAATGTATTGACCACGGGGTTCGATGCTCCTGAGACTGACTTGATTGCACTTCTTAGACCCACTGTATCACCGGGACTGTATGTCCAAATGGTGGGCAGAGGCATGAGGCCAGCCAAAGGAAAAGACAATTGCTTGGTCTTGGATTATGGCGGCAACATTTCAAGGCATGGCCCGGTTGATAGCGTGAACATGCCTGAGCCACAGGGCGATGGAAAAGGTGAAGCTCCTGTTAAGTTTTGCCCACAATGCTTGGCCGAGTGCCACTTGGCAACCAAGGCGTGTGAGCAATGCGGACACGAATTTGAGATGGAGGAAAAGGCACTGGGCAAAAGAGCCAGTCAGTTATCTATCCTTTCCTCTCAAAAGGAATTAATAGAATATGATGTAAGCCGGGTTAAGTATGTCAGGCACCAGAGCCGGGGGAGCGGAAAAGTATCTATGCGCGTAGATTACTATGACGGTCCACTTAAAGCTTGCAGTGAATGGATATGCTTAGAGCATAGAGGATTCTCTAAGCACAAGGCTGAAAACTGGTGGCTCAGAAGAGACAGATACATTGATGATGTTCATGGTGTGCCGCCAACGGTCGATGAGGCCGTCAAGCTAACACCTAGCCTTCTGGAGCCCGTAAAGGTGTACACCAGAAAAGAAGGCAAGTACGAAAGAATCGTGAGGTATGATTTTGAATAGCATGGTTTAGCTTACCATGCTGCGGCGGCCATGGGTTTTTGTTCACCCTCCTTCCTGTGGTCGCCGCTCCTTAAAGGAACGGGTGAATTTTGTCGGGGGACAATATGACTAAGATTAAGACAAGTTATTGTCAGGGGTGCATTCGAACGGAAGTAACACTTAAGCTTACAGTGGCAGATGGCAGACCATACTGGTTGTGCGAGAAATGCCTAAACCCTCTACCGAGGGAATCTTACAAAAAAAATGATGAGTCTGAATCCAGGAAAGCCTGGGGGGATTCTAAATATGAAAACAAAGGGTGAACTATTATGAGAGATATTGGTGATAGAAGATTTGATTTTAAAGAGCAGGAAAAACCAAAAGACGATGGCGGTATGTG